TCAATCCTCCTCTGAATAATCAAGAATGACCGCATCGCCAGCGATATAATCACCCTGCAAGCACCCTCTTTGTTGCAAACAAACAGTTGCCGCAATATTGCGCTTCATCTGCAACGCCTTGCCATCCTCATTGATATACATCGCCTTTCCGTTCTGCAGGTCTATGCGCTCGACAAAACCGCTCACGAATCCTTGAAGTTCCTCCAAGGTAAATTTGCCACCGCTGGCAGGCTTAACGGTCATCTGCTCGCCAGTCGCTCTAATAAGTGTTGCCATAATCTAATAATTATATTATTGTTTAATACTCTTTCTTTGAAGGATTCATAATCCTCTTCTGTGTAAATAGTAACGGTGCCACCATTAAAAGGTGCATCAAGCTTTATAACTGTCCCATTTTGGCTTTCTCGGAAAAACAAAATGTGTTCTTTGTTTACTAGAATCTCACGATATGCGTTAGATTTCACTTTGATAAACTTTTCCATATTTTTAATGTCTGCCTTTTTTCCATTGTCTATCCAACTTGGTTTTCATTCTGTTCATCTTGTGCTCCAGCTTGCCAATCTGCTTATAAGATAACCACTCAGGCTTGATGTTCAGCGACAGCCAGTACTGGCGCATTTCCTTGCAGTGTCGGGCGATGCTTGGGAAATAGAGATGTCGCTCGTATGGGTTGCGAAGGAAGTACTCGCAATCGGATAGCATACGATCAAGCATCATGTATTTATGCTTTTGCCCTTCTCCGAGACTTACAAGCCTTCCGTTGTCCCCGATCCACAGCATTGCGCCCTCTCCCTTCCATTCAAAGTCGAAAGCCTTGTTTACTGGATAATAATAGCCATTGAGCACCGTGCCTTCCTTGAGGTCTCGCCCAATCTCTAACAAGCAGGTTCTTCCCCAGCTGGTCGTTACCTCGACCACCGCTTGTGCTGGTATCTTGTCGTATTCCTTCATATCTTACCAAATTTAAATTTCTCGTTAAGTGATATAATACTCGAATGTCACCCTACCCATCTTAACCTTGAAGTGTCGGTCTCCTTCTTCCAGCATTTCCGAATGTGGGTTGTTTCTGTAAACTTCCTTGATGCGTGCAAACTCTTCCTCCATTCTCTCCTTGGTTCTGTAGTCCTCAATGTGACTATTAACTTGTTTAAGGCTGTTTGTAGCACTCAAAATGTATTGTTTCATAGCTATATTTATTTTGAAAGTCTGAAACATACGTGAACAAGTCTCTGATTGGAACAATCCCAATACGTGTACTCGAACCATCTGTGCCCATTCGGCTGCACGTTGTTATGTTCGTTCATTAACTTCATCATGAAGTACCCTGGTACAACTTCGTGCCCACCGTGCACCTTTTCCATGTACTCCTTCTGTTGACGTGTGTTTCTGTTCTCAATGGTCTTGGTATAAACTCTGTGCCCATTCTTTGTTAGCTTGTAATCTGTATCGAAATAAACTTCTATCTGTTTCATGTTCCTTGCTGTTTTGTGCTGGGGTTGTCCCCAGCTGTTTAATACTTTTCTATCCAATACTCTGTTTCCATCTTGCCAGCCATGGTAAACTCCTCAATCTTGAAGTATCCCATTCTTCTGTCTGTGATGTTCTCGCTTCCCTTTTCGAGTCTGTTGAAAAATCGCTCTGTATAAGCTTTTCTTGTAGAGCTGAAAACTTCTCTAATCTCTTCTTTCTCGGTGTCTCTCCAAGTTGTCTGTTCCTTAATGTAATATTTTGCTCTTGCCATTGTATTGTCTCCTATCTTTGAATTATAAATTGAATACCTGCCCAGTCTGCAATGTTGTTGCTCTGCTGCAATCTCTTATTCTCCATATCAATCAAGATTGCTTCTGTCTCGGATATCTGTTTCCCGTTTACAAAATACTTCTTCATAGCTTTACCCTCCCTTGATTACTTAGCATACAATGTTACAACCAATCCTCTTCTGAGTGCGCAGCGGCAAGCGTCCAGACCAGCTTTCAATGCTCGCTTGATGAACTTGTTGAAAAGTTCCGCTCCGATGAGCTTCAAGATTCCGCTTACTCCTACGAGTGTGTTTATCTTCTTGCCATCCTCTGTGCGTCCGAATACCTTGATGCGGAAGTTTGAGTTGATGAACTTTGTTGTGAACTCTAAAACGTTTGAATTTGACTTTTTCATTTTTCTTTGGCTTAACCGTGTTGCCTAGGGCTAAATGTTACTGAATGTTTTGTTGTGCTTATTTCCTAAACACGCTGCAAAGATATTAATATTTTTCCGTTTCACCAAAACTTTCCTCGAAAGATATTAATATTTTAACTTTTATTTGCTGTTTATGTCGTAAACATGGCTATTTCAGTCGTTTTCGGTACGTTTTCGGTACGTTTTCCAAACTCTGTATAATAATAACATGCACGCCTTAGTTTGAATGAATATATAATCTAACTCTCATATCCCATACCCCTTTTCTCTCAATGAAAAGTGTTCTTTGCACAAAAAATGGGCAGAAAAACGCTCTCCTGCGCTTCCTGCCCTTCTAAAGATTGATATTATGATTGAACCTATTGAACTCTCTTCTTGATGCGCTCCTTTATCCAGTTAACCGCAAGAAGGAACAGAAACAGAATCACGCAATCGCCAATGATTAATCGTATCTTGTGCCATGTGCTCGCTGGCTTCTCTACCTCCTTGGTCTTGTATCGGTTCACGTAATATTTGACTTTCACGGTGTCGGTCACGAATTTGTAAATGTCGCCCACAATGGTGTCCGTCTTGGTCGATGTCTTCCATCTGGTGGTCGTAAGATTGTGCCACCGCTCCTTGATTACGGTGTCGCCCTTGATATAGACAAGCACGCTGTCCTGCCTTAATACGCTGTCGTGCTGCTGGGTGTCCTGCCAGTGGATCTGTCGCTGGTTCACGCTGTCACGTCTTGCACTGGTGTGTGTGCTGTCGTGATAAACCGTGTTATTTGCGGCTGTTTTAGCGCAGGAACAGCCCAAAATCAAAAGTGGGGTAATTATAAGCATGGCGAGAAATAACGCCACAGAACGCAAATTTCGCCCTTTTCTTGAATTTTCCATACTTTATAAACGTTAGATTGATATGTTTATTACGCAAGCATCTAGATTTTCAATGCTTCCTTGGCTCGCTTCAAGTACTCCTCGCAGTCTGACAGTCCGTTGTGCCCTCCGTTTATCTTCCAGCGGATAGCCTTCAAGTTGTCTTGGTCTGCCAGCTCATTGCATCCGAAGGTGTCGAATACCCACATCGAGGATTTCGTCGCACCCAGAGGACGCTCCAGCAGTTCCGGGCACCTCACAACATCGAAGCCGCAATAATTGGCATACTTCCGGTAGTTGGCTCGCCCGGTAATCTGTATCAATCCTCTGCCCTTATACTTCACGCCATCGCCCTGCTGGGTGTTTCCGAGGTCTTTCCTGCCCTCGTAGGCTCTGCCGCTTGCCAGTTCCCTGGTGTATCTCAACTCTCCGCTTTCGTGGGCAATCTGTGCGAGGTAGTGCGCCATCCTTAGTGGGGTGTTGATGTGGAAATGCTCTGCCCATCCGTTGATGATTGGAAGATAGGTGTCTGCCCTGCTGCCTGCATTCGGCATTACCTTTAAAAGCTGCGCTCTAGTTATTCTCATTATCTCCTCCTTTCTTCCGCTCTTCTTTCATTATCTCGACAACCGCCTTCGCAATTTCATCCTTATTTTCGAGGATTACCTGCATCGTGCGGTCTTGCTTGCGTATCTCTGCCTTCTCGTATGCCTTTTCCCGGATGCTCTTGAACTCGCACAAAAGCAGATACACCGTCCAGGCGATGGAGAACATAGGGAAGGGAGAGATAATACACGTAGCCACGTCCATAAGCGAAGCAATACCGAATGTGGGGAAATACTTCTTCGCCTTGTCGCACGTCTTCTTCAACCCGGTTGACGTTCTTGCAACATGCAGTTCCTTCGCCTTCTGTATGCCTGCTATCAAGTCAATTGTCATCGCTATCAGAATTGTAGCGAAACAGATAAAAATTACTAGGGCGCACAGATATAGATGGTGCACCTGAAAATCGTGAAATACTTCGCTCATATCAATTTATTTTTTTTGGTTATTCCAATTTCTCCCAGTCGATGGTAACGCCCTTCCCGATGATGTCTGCCGTCCACCTGCAGAATGCCATACCCTCGTATCCGTCTGGATCGCTGGCTACGGCAATAGCATACTGTACGCAGTCGCTCTCGGTCTTGATTACCTTCGGGTAGAAGTCCGCATAAGCCATATTTGCCAAATAGAGAATATCCCCGATGGTCGTGCCCTTGGAGATTATCTCGTTGTTTGTCGCCAACCGGATTTCGTCAACAGTCCATCTGTGGATCGTTCCATCTACGTTCTTCATCTGCTCGCTTGCCATGATTGCCAGCTGTTTCGTGAAGTGGTAGCCGTGCTTGGCAACGTATGCCACGTACCCGCTGGCTCCCATGAGTGCCTTTGCTGCCTTCTCGTATGGCAAGCTGTGGATGACGTCGCTCTCTTGGTGCTGGTGTCGCTCTTCCTCGCTATCGCAGGAATGGCGCATAACGATTATTTTCTTCATTGTGCGCCCTCCTATCCTAGTTTGTCGAGTAACTGCTTAACCATACCACGAATGCCGCTTATATCGCCCTCAAGTGCCTTGAAACGCTTTTCGGTTTCCTGCTTTTCCTTGATTGCCGGGTTCAAAGCTGCGAGAAGTTCTTCGCCCTTGGCTTTTCGCTCCTTGCTTGGCTCGTATGCCTTGATTATCTCATCGGCTTCATTTACCAATTTCCCGACTTCGGGCAAAAGGTCTGCCTTGTCGGTGGCCAGTACGATTTCGCCTGCAAAGGTAACTCCGAGGTGTTCGGGTATGGTGTAGATGGTCTGCTTTCCCTCTACCTCGATTGTTACGTCTCGCATTGGCTGTCCGTTGCTGGAAATGGTTGCGATGCCAGTGTTGATGTGCGGCTGGTTGTCAACGACCTTGCCTTCCTTAACTTCCACCGTCTGCTTGTCTAGCAGATAGACCGGGTGATTTCTTTGTATATTCTTAAATTCCATAATGCGCTCTTTTTAGATAATTCGATAAATAGACAAAAAGGGGTCTCACTGATAGAACAGCGAGTTGCCCCTTGATAGATTTTGTTTAGACCTACTACGCTCCAGTTGTGGTTGTGGTGGTCTTCAGCTGCTGGATAATGAAACCAGTCTGCTCTCTGCGCTTGCTGTCCTCCAGCTGGATGCGAAGGTCTTGCTCCCAGTGGTTGTTCAGAACATCAACGATGCGCTGAGTATTCTCCTTGCCCGATGTCTTCAAGTCGCAAACGACCGTCTGGATGAGGTTGCCGAGGTTACTGATACCTCGCTCCAGCCCAGTATTGGTGTAGCAGAACCCCTGCTGCATTGCGTTGATGATGTCCTTCTGCCCCAGCTGGTTCTCGTAGCCCATACGGTTGATGTTCTGCTGGGTGGTGCAGCAACAGTCCTTCAACTGCTGGATGATGTTGAGGTTTCCGAGGTTCGCTGCGTTGATTACTCGCTCTGCGCTGAAACCAACCTTGCCGCCTACATCTTGGATTGCTGCCTGAATGCCGCAAACAGAAGACTGCAATGCGTTGAAGTCGCAATTCAAGTTAGCCGCCAGCGTCTTCAAGTCTTGGTTGTTGCCCTGGATTGCGCCCATCAACAAGTCGCTGTTGTGGTTGTCGCTCATCTGAGTGCGAAGGCTGTCAATCTGAGACTGGATTTCGGAACGCTGAACGTTGCCATTCTGTCCGTTCCAGCCATCGCCATACATGAAGCGGAACATTCCCAACATCATCATGTAGGCAAATGGGTTGTTCCAACCTCCACCCATACCACCGTTCATTGCTGCCAGCATAGTCGCTGGATCATTGTCTCTACCTCTAGCGAGCAAGGCTGCTGCCAGGTTGTCATTGCCACCGTCCCCAGTGCAATAAACTTTCTCGATTGTGTCTGCCATATAATTTTGAGTTAATTACGTTACGGAAACCAAATACTGGAATCCGCTGCAAATTTACTCTGATTTTTGGCTCACTACAAAAAGTTAGTGCAGGTGTATTTATCGAATTATTGTCAAAGAACGCTTTTTGTTATTTTCTTTTTTGTTTCCTGCTGAATGATTAAACACAAATCGGCTCTACGTCCTTGTTTAGCAAGGTCGCTTGTGCCGTGGCAAGTCGATAAACTCGAGACGTGCTGATATAGGTGTAAGCCATCTTGCAAAGATGTCTCACAGCTGGAACGGTGCGGTTTAATACGGTCGCAGTGGTCGTTACGCTGAATCCTGCGTGTATCATCTGCTCAACGACCATGCATCGTGTCATTACGAGGTTTTCTGCTCTCGACTTGCCGAGAACGTCTTCTCTCGTAATGCTCAATTCTCCGTTCGGCAGCTCAATAGCGCAACACTTGATTACGTTGTCTATAACTCGCCATAGTTCTTTCTCCTTGTCATTCATATATAATTTATTAAAATTATTGTAGATTATTATATATAATTTCAGACGAAAATTGTATTATTCTGCCCCCAGCATAGAATCAATCATTCCGTCAATGGCTTCATCGGTCATACCCTGCTTAATAGTAGAATCTGCGCCCATTGACTTCATCATCATAGCTACCCATGGGTTGTCACTCTCCAGCGTGGATTGTATCTGTTCCTTGTATGCTTCGTGAAGCTCGCCCGATTCCTTGAAATTCAAAAGAACCGTGCGCAAGGCTTTCACTACGTAGTTATCCATCAGCAAGGGATTGTCCCTTGCCGATGATAGTTTGGTAAGAAGCACTGCCAGTGCTTCATGTAATGGTTTCTTTTTCATATTGTCTTATTTTTAAATTTGCAATTTTGTATATTAATAAACTGCACACAACCCACATCATATAGTTTATTTATTCATTATTATACGTATCATTAATAACTAGTGCTTGACTATCAGAATACTTCATTATACGTGCATAACTATTACCTGCAATTTCTAAATTCGGTATAGTAGTTAGGGTTGCAGCATCATTAACCATTTTAATTTTTGTTAATACAGTTTGAGTACCTGCTGAATTAAAACAGATTATGGCGACATTCCAAATTTCGCTTACAACTATAAATTCTAACATGCTTCCTATTGGAGCTTCATTAAACCAAGCACTAATATTAATATCATTAAGATCATTGTCAATTAAAACTATTTGATGGGTAGTTTTGAAAGAAACATCCTTATTAGTTGATACTTTACCAATATATGGTTGTACTTTAAAAAGTATCTTATCAATAACTGTTTTTAATCCATCTAAATCTAAAAATTTCATATTAATTAATTTTTAAAATTATTATTAAGCAAATAATGCATCTATTTCTTCTGTAGTTATTGCTGTAGGAAAGTCCTTTTTCACCATGTCGGTCACTCTGTTTGCGATGTCCCTGTAGATATCCGTTCCGAGTTTTTTCGCTGTCACGCTGCCGTTTCTGATGTTTCCTTCCGATATACAGTTCTCGGCCAGATGGTTGTGTTTGACCGCTCCCGGCTGGATCTTGTCTCCGGTCACACAAATGGATGCTAGGTTTCTGTTCTTTACAGAGCCGTAGGCAAGCTTCGCTCCCGTTATTGACCCATCCGCAATTTGCGATTGAGTTATAGTTATCTTGGAGAGTTCACTCTTGACAATCTTAACGACCGCATCGTTCTCCAGTTTATCGCCCATCATGACGAGCATCTTGCTTAACTCGACAACGATGTCGTAAATTTCCGTGCCGACACGCAACGCTGTGTTCTCTCCAACCTGCGTTGCGTCTCGTATCTGCTCTGCCATACGGAGCATTTTTTGAATATCCTCGTTCATGCCTTATGTGCTTTTAGTTGCCTATTGCGTGAATATGCGCCCTCGTTCCTCGCTGTGCCTTCACTTCCCCTTTCGGGGTGAATGCCTTGAGGTATTCGAGAGCGTCTGATAAATATCTTTCTGCCATATCCATGATGTCGTTGTATTGCTTGTTGTTCGATACATCTTGAACATGGTCTGAATAATCGTCTCTGTGGCGCATTCCACCAGCTCGGCTTACAATTGTGCCATCGGAACGGAAAAGCCTCGCATACGTGAAATAAGCGAGTGCCTTGCGTATTCCGCTGGTGTACTTCTGCACCTTGGTTTCGCCTTGGCTGCAATCGCCCTCCTTCTTGGCGGTGTATTCGCCACCGTCCAGGAAGACCGAAGGCTGGAAATCGGGCAATACTGAATCACCCCACTCTCCCTGCTCGGTCGCTGCCTTGAAACGTTTCCACCCGATGGCTGGTATGATGTTCGTGTCCTCGCTTTCACGAATGTATGCGTTCACTTCATTCTCATCTAGGTGTGCGCTGGTCGGTCGTGCCAGTTCCCGGAACTGATCAACCGTTATAAGTTGTTTTCTTGTCTTTTCCATAGGCTCAATCAATTAATCTATCGTATTGTTCCCTGCCAACTCGCTGCTGATATACTTCAACGGCTGCAGCTTGGGGTCTAGGTTCTGAATGGCTGGATCGTGCCAGTTTTTGAAAATCTTCTTGAAGGCTCGTTCGATGAAACGCTGCTCGGTCGTCACTTCGCCTGCATAGTACTCGTAGGCATCCTGCATCACTTGTCCGCTGAATCCAAGCTTGCCAATACGGATGGCATAGAAGAGTTCTTGGTGGAACTGTGCATAGATGCGTTCAATAACGCTGCTGTCGGTCACGGAAAACTCCTTGTCGAAGTTCCTTGTAGGGAAAGCAACAACCTTCGGTTCGTCTTCCTCGTTCTCCACCTCGACCGCAAGAATCTTCGCCGTGTTCTCGTCCCCCTGGAACTGCAGAAGGTCTTCATCGGAAATCATCTGTCCGCTCTCCACCTCTTCGCCTTCCTCGTTGAACTTAGGCACGCCCTTCTTGGTTACGAGCATACACGATACAAGGAAGTTGTTTCTAACGTTCCTCATCTTTACGTTGGCAAGTCCCTCATCGGTCGAAATCTCCGTGATGGCAGAATCGTAGCTGGCTGTCGGATAGATGAATTTTCCGTCTAGGCTCTGCCACAGAATCTGCCCCTTATAGCTGTCGATGCCTCCAGCGTTCTCAATCTGTTCAAGAACGATGTCGGGGTCGGGGTTGAAGACGTTGATGCGCTCAATAGTCTTCTCGTTCACAAACAACCGCTTTCCGTTCCTCGTTTTCTTCTGCTCCCAGTCGGGATGCAACAAGACGTGCTCCACGTTCCCCTTGTCGTCCGTCTCTTCAAGGCGGCAATTCTCGAAGGGTACGTGGCTCACGCTCGACACCTGCCCTAAAACGTTGTAGTTAACATGAAGGGCAAATCCCCCAAAGCGTGCGAGGTCTTGCGCAACGTTCCGAAGCAAATCGTCTGCCGTGTCCCCTTGCAAGTTCATCGCTAACGCTGCGATAACATCGCTGTCGAAGCCGTAGCCCTCAATGAATCGGGCGTAGCGGTTAAGGCAGAGCATTGCCGTTCCGCTGGCTTCCGTGATGCGTGCGAGGTTCTGCGGATATAGATTATCATATCCGTATGCCTGCATCTTGAATCGGCTGACGTAGCCAATATCAACCCTTCGCTTTGGCTTTTTAACTGTCTTAACGTTCATGCTTGTGTCGTTTTACTTGTTGTTTTGTTACTCTTCCTTGCCTGCTTTTTCGGCTTGGTCGATGTCTTCCTTCTTGTCGCTTCCTGCTGGCTGCTTGTTCTCGATGAGTTCATCACTGGGTATCTTCTGAAAGTAGCTCTCCATGTGTGGGTACTTCGTCAGATATTCGTGCGCAACCTTGTCGGTCAGGTTCTCATTCGTAAAAATCTTACCATGGTAGAAATCCGGGCAGGAAATGATGAAGCCTGCCTTCATTGCGTAATTACATGTTTTTGGCATTGCCTTTTCTTTTTTGAGTTTTAGATAAATTTCGATCAAAGCATCGTGGTAACACTGCTGGCAGGTCGTCGGAACGAAACGCTTGCGTGTTACCTCGAAATAGAGAGTTTCAATAACTGCCTTGTCGGTTGCATCAAAGGGACTGTCAAAACGTGCCTTCAACTCTCCGACCTTGGCTGTCGCTTCCTCGTAGGTCATGGCTTAACCTCCTACGGCTGCTGTTGTCAGACTGGCGTACTTGGCTGCCGTGGTCTCGCTGTCTGTGTCGAAGAAGAAATAAGCTGCCTTCGGTACGCTCTCCTCTTCCAGCGTGATAAGCCAGCCACCCTCGGTGTCGTCTGAGTACTTGTCGTTCTCGCCTGCGCTTGCCTTCAGTGCCTGCGCATATCCGAATACCTGGTACTCTGCACTTCCGTCCGCTCCCTTTGAAAGGTTGCGCAGGATGATAACATACTTTCCGTTCGCCAAGCCGTCAATGATATTTGCGCAAACCTCGGGTGTGTTCGCAAGCACCACGATTGCCACGGTGTTCTTCCAGCTGTTGCGATACGTGCCAACGGTCAGCTCGGTCTTGGTTCCAGTGAATGGCTTGCTGCCCTCCTGCCGGATGGCGTATGCTTTCTTTCCAGTCTTCAAGACCAATGATTTAATCGTATTGCCTTCGACAACGGACTTGGTGAAGTCGATGTCGTCTCGGTTGATGATAAGTCCATCGCCCTCCAGTCCCTTCGTTACTTGGTCTTCGCAAGGGATGATGATGTCCTGGGCGATAAGGCTCTCGCAAGTTGTTGCCATATTAATTCGTTTTTAATTGTTATATCCCCAACACCGTTTTGTGGGTGTTGAGGATTTGTAAACTTAATACTTGATGAAGATTTGGAGCGATTAGTAAGCTGCATGGATCATGCCCTCTTCGAGGAGAGCCGTACCAATCTTACCAGTAGCATAGAGATAGTTCCTGCGCTCCTTCTGGTCGAACCAGATGTCGAGGTCGCTAATGAGTGAATCAGCGTCAGTACCAACCATTAGGTGCTTAGGATTGCAGAATACCGCACGGTGTGGAAGGTTGACTGTCGTTGTGCCCTTCTCGTATGCTTTAATCATTCTGTCCCAAATGCCGACACGTGCAATCTTCACTCCGTTGTAGGTCGCTACTTCGAAGCCATCGAACAACTTATCCCATGGCATAATGTCGTGGTAGGTCTTCTTGAGGTCGTTTGTCAGTGCGTCAGCAAGCGAACGTGTCATGAGCAATACGGCATCGCTGTCGTCAACGATACGTGTGTCTGCATCCATCAGGATGGTGTCCACAAGTGCAGTAGCCGCACCACTCTTGCGCAATGCAGAAATCTGCGCTGCTGCCGTGGTCTCGCTGTTGGCTGCGATGGCGGTATGGTTCTTGGTCGCTGTGGCTGTAAAGATGCGCTTGAACAGACCATCGCAGACGTTGAACATGTTTACGTCCGACCCTGCTGTCAGCTTGCCGCCACCTGCACCTGCCAATGCTGCCGCCTTGTCACCAAACCAGCCGAAACGCCAAATCATCTGCTGTATGGCTCGCAGGAGTGCATCGGTGTAGATGGTCATGAAGTCGGTGCTGTTAAGGTCGCCAATCTCTGTTCCAGTCTTCAATGAATACTCAGCGATGGTTCCCTTCAATGCCTCGTAGCAAATCTTAATAGGGATTTCCCACTGTCCGAGTTCCCAACGATTCTGAGAGTTGGCGATGCCCTTCTCTTCATAGGTAGGGTCGCAGCCTCCACCCTTCTTGCCGACCATTTCCATCTCTCCGAGAAGAGCGATAGGGTCTTTCTCTTTAACCTTCTGAATGTTCACGAATGAAGAGAAATCTTCATCGTTGTAGAAGGTTTCCTGCACTGCATCCTTGATGCTTGCGAGGTTTTCTGGCTGGAGTTTAAGGTTCTCCAGTTGCTGTTTCGTAAATCCTGCCATTATTTTCTTCTGATTTAATGGGTTAATACTTGTTACTTCTTGCCCTTTTTGTGGAGCTTGGCAAGTCTCTCCTTGATGGCGTTCTTACCTTCCTCGACAGCGTTCACGTTGTCGCCTGCGCCCTTGCCGCTTGGCTGTCGCTGCGCTGGCTGGTAGTGGCTGCTGTAGCCTGCCAGCACCTTCTCAGCACCGCCTGCCATCTTCACGGCATTCAGGATGCGCATGTCTTCCTTGCTCTTTGCGAGTTTCTGTGCGCCTGCCAGCTGTGCCTTCGTGTCGTTCAACTGCTGCTTGAGTGCTGCAATCTGCTGCTGCAACTTGGCTACGGTGTCGTCGGTGCTTGATGCGCTGCCGCCCTCACCGCCTTCATTGCCTTCACCGCCTTCATTGCCTGCGGTCTGAATGTCGGTAATTACACCGTCCTCGACAACGATTGTCTTGCCATCGGGCATTTCAAATGTTCCGTCCGGACTTGCCTTGTCGCCAACTTGCGGATCTCCCTCTTCACGCTCAACGGTCAGTGTCTGTCCGTCCGCTGTGTTGAGTTCCATCGCCTTTGGCTCTGCCTTGGCTTGTGGCTCTGCCACCGCCTGCTCTGCTTCCTCCAGTGTCTTCACGCCCAACTTGGCGAGAATCTTGTCGAGGAGAGAAGCCTTTACTTCTGTTTTCTTCTCCATTGCTTTTGGATTTTGTTGTTTTGAATTAATGAATTGCTCTATGTTGCGCTTCGATGCGCTTGCGCTGATTGGTGCAACGGTGCTGCTGATAAGACCCAGGCGCAAAGCCTCGCTTGTACTGATAAAGATGTCCTTATCCATCAAGGCTTGAATCTCTTCCCGGTCGCACTCGCACCGCTCTACGTATGCGTCCACCATCTTATCCTGCCACATCTGCATTTCCTCGCTCTGGTTCTTCAAGTCCTTTGCGTTCAGCTGGTCGCCCAGACACCAGCCAGGAACCCACGGATTGTGCAGGAGGAAGGAAGCGTTCTCGTATGCCTTGCGGCTCTCCTTTGGTGCTGCGAGCATGATGATTGTGGCCATAGACGCAGCCTTGCCCTCCACGGTGCAGGTTATCTTCTTGCCGCTCTGTCTCAGTCGGTCGTAAATCGCCCAACCTTCGACTACAGAGCCGCCATTGCAGAAGATGCGCATATCGATTGTATCATCGTCTTTCGGTATGCTTGCCGCAAAAACATCTATATCTTGAAAACACACGCAGTCACCACCCCACCATTGATACCAAAACTTGTTGTCTTGGCTGTCGATGTCGTTGTATATTCTGAGTTTTGCCATTGAAACGTGATTTTTAATTTAAAACGCTGCAAAGATACGATATTTTTCAATATGCTTATATGGTAAACAGTTAATTTTTCAAAACAAGCCAAAATTTTGCGTTCTAAGCGGATTTTATTGCCTTGGGTGTATAACTTTACCACCTTCGACCAAAAACCGCTCAGAACGCAAATCTTGATGAAATAACTGCAACCTTTAGAGCCTGCTGATATTCTCTATCGTCTGCACTCTCCGCTGTGTTCTGTTTATCTCCTCAACGCTCACTATTGGCTGAGGAGCCATCTGATACCCTCTGGCTACAGCTGCCGCCAGCATATCCATGCCGATATTGCTGCCTCCGTTGTTTGCTACGATAGGCACGCCACCGCCCAGCTGGTTGAATGCCGAGAGAATAGGGCTGAACATAGAAGTCGCCTTGGCGGTCATTACACTCTCGCCATTGGATAGCCTTGCCGGGATGCTGTCGCTCGTTCCAGTGCCCGAGCCTTGGACGTAGCCACCAGTGGAGAAACCCTTTACGAGTGCTTTCGCTCCTGCAAACGCTGCCTTGACAAGTGCCATCAATGCTGCTGCACTCGCAACACCTCCCCACGACTTGCTTGCAATCTCCTTGGCGAGTATCTGCGCAAAGTAAGCGTTAACCGCAATTTCGATTGCATCCAGTATTGATGTCAGCATCGATTTAAGGAATGAGTGCAGCGATTTATCCTCGCTCTCAAAGAACTCGGACAGACCGTCTCCCATGGTCTGTATCATATCTGCCATCATCTTCAGTTGCTCTTCCTGCAAAGCTGCCTTCTTCTTGTTTGCTTCCTCTTGCTCCTTGACTTCTTTATCGCTCAAATCCTTCTGTAGCTGCTCCTGCACGGCTGCATAGTCCTTGTAGGCGTCCATCTTGCTCTGAAGGAAAGCCTTGTATCTCTCCAGCTTTGCTGCATCGTCTTCCTCTCCAGTGCCACCGTTCATGATGTCCGCATCCTTGCGTGCCTTCTCTGCGTCCTCGAACTCCTTGTTGAGTTCGTCCACAATCTCCTTGGCTTGGTTCTTCAAGTCCGCTTTCGCCTTTATCATGATGTCGATAAGTTTTGCCTGCATTTCCTGCGCCTTTTCCGCTCCAATCTGCCCTGCCGCCACGTATGCGTCAATGCTTCGTGCCACCATGTTCTTCTCCAGCTGTTCGAGGTCGTTGCTGTAGTCTCGCTCGTTGTCGTACATACCTGCGAGGTATCGCTTCTTTGCGTCCATTACTTGCTCGTTGTACTGAAACTGGATAAGTGCAATCTGCGACTGCAATTCCTTTTCCTGCTTCTTCCTTCGCTCTGCTTCTGCCTTGGCTTCCGCTTCCTCCTTGGCTATCTGTGCCTTGGTCTTGGTGGTGCTGCCCTTGGCTGGTGTCGTTCCCTTGTTTCCGTTCACTGGCTCGCTGCTGGTCGCTCCACCGTCCACATTTGCTAGCTTTAGGTGCTGCAATCTTCCGTTCACTGCGTTCTCGTATCCGTCAGCGAATGCGTTTCCAAAGTCTGCGCCAGTCTGCTTGATATCATTCCATCCTTCCTTGATAAACTTGGAAAGGTCAAATATCTCCTTGAATCCCTGCTGTGCCTTGGAAATGTCGAACGTTACGATACCCTCCAATATATCGAGCGCACCCTTTAGGCTTCTGCCGACTTGTTTCATTGCATCGATGATAAGGTTTGCCACGCCCCTAACTACCGACCAAACGCCACGGAAAGCCGCCCCCAATGTCTGAATAACTCCACGCAATAGAAGGCTCTCGTTGTACCAGTCAATGAAGTAGTTGATGGTGTTGAATAAACCCTTCATTATCTGAACGAGCACCTTCGTTCCGAACATCTTGCCCTTCTCGATCATCTCCTCGAATCCGTGCTGGCTCATATCGAACATTGACGAAAGGTAGCTGTTGAGTTCCTTGTGCAGCTTGATGTTCTCCAGCTGGGTCTCTCCCCACTCTCCAGTCTGCTTCTTCACCTCTTCGATGTCGGTTGTCATCGTGTCGAGCTGTTCGATAAGCTGAATACCTGCTTGTGCTCCCTGCTTTCCGAAGACGTTCTTCAGGACATCGCCCACCTGCTGGCTGTCCGCTCCGAAATCCTTCATCTTCGAAGCAACCTGCTGGATGATGTCGAAGGTGTTCTTCGTTCCGTTGGATAGGTCTTGCTGCACCTGCTTGCTGGAAATGCCGATAGCGTCAAGGCTTGCAGATGTTGCTGTGCTCATTTCTCGGATTTTCTTGCTTGCCATCGTGATAATGTCAAGACCCTTGTCGCTGAAAATGCCGCTTCGTGTCTGCTGGATGATAGCAACCATCTGGTCTGCCGAGATACCTGCATCGTGGAATGTAGGCGCATATTGCTGTATCTTGTTGAGCATGTCGCCAGACAGGTCTGCACCGCTCGCAAAGCCATCGTTGATAACTTTCATCGCTTCCTCGCCCGATAGGTGGTAGTTCGCCATGAGGTTGTCAGCTGTGGCGAGAACGTCATTGAAATCCTTTCCCATCGAGTCCGCTGTGGCTGTGATGCTGTTCCTCATCGTCTCCAATGCTTCCCCGGTGTAGCCAGTGAATTCCTTTGTCAGTCGTGTGGCTTCCATCAATCCCTTGTTGTAGTCATAGAACCACTTGAATGTCATACCAACGCCGACAACGCCAGCGAGTGCAGCAAAATATGGATTCATAACCAAGCCGATCGCTGTCTTACCGAACGCCTTCAGCTTGTCTGTCAGTCCATCCATATTCTGCGCCAGTTTGATGATGTTGCTAACCTCGGTATCATTGACAATATCCATACCAAAGAACTCCGTCCCCTGCAGGTCATCTGCTGCTTGCATCATCGAGTTGTAGTAATTGCCAACGTTGCGATAATATCGTTGCGTCTCCTCCTCAGCCAACTTCAACTTGTTAGTTATCTCGTTGATATGCTGGGCTAGGGCTTGCCCCTTCGCTCCCTCACGCTCTGCCTTCGCCATTTCATCGTATTTCTTGGTGGCATTTGAAAGCTGTGCACGCAACTGTTTCAAGCTGCCCTCCTGCTCGTTTTCGGTGCGCACGTTGTTCTGTATCTCCTTCTGCAAGGCACGCACGTTGTACTGGTACTCCTTGATGGTTGCATTGATGGCTTCCGTCTGCACCTTCATTTCGTTGGTCGTGATGGTCTTGTCTTTCTCCTGCTGCTGCAAGTCCTTGATGGATTGCTTTAGCTGGTCTATCTTCTCCTTGTATCTGATGATGCCATAGATTGCATCCTCGTACTTGACCTTGATGTCAAGTATCTGCTGTTTGTCTTCACTTACCATAGTCCGTTCTTTTTAGTTGTTCAACTCTATCATTGTAACCTCGCAATATCCGCTGCTTGTGGTCTTGATTTCGATAACCGCAAAATACGCTCCGTACTGCGCAAGGTACACTGGCTTCGTTTCATCAAATTCCAGGATCTCCAAATCTGAGAGGTTGAAACGCTCCGTTATCTGATGAGGGTTCGCCACCGTCTTTCTCAACTTCTCCAGCCTGCTGTCGAAGATACCTTGCAGGTCGATATTGAAAGCCAATTCCGCATATCCGGCATCGTTCTTCGTCAGGTTCACGATGCGGTCTTTGCACGCCTTGTATTTGGTCGGAGTCTGTACCGTTTTCGTAGTTCTGCCAAAGGTGTATTGATGGTTCTCCCACTCGTATATCGGTATGCGGTTTCCGTCCGTGGCTGCGAATGGCAGCGTACAGACGTCTTGCGTATATTCCAGCGTCTTGTTGTCTATCGTCATATCCGCATCATGCTGCTGATATACGGTGTCGTCTTCCTTCCACTTGTAGATGTTATGCTGGCAGTAGTCCTCTACGCTGAAATCGGTCTGCCTTGGATGGTTGCAGGCTTCGCTTGGGATGAGCTTCTTCGTCCAGTCAACCGCTTGCGCCTTGGCTTCCCAAAGGCTCACGATGTCGGCAAACGTAAGTGTTCCACCAATAAACCGCTGGCTTGGAAACGTTGATGTCAGAATGCAGATACACTTCAAGAAGTCCGTTACCTTGATGTCGGGAAGGTTCTTGCCGATAGGGAAATTACCTCCGTAGGGTACTTCATCGCTCTGCTTGATGCTGGCAGACAACCGTCCGTTGTAACACTTCAATCCAATTAATGTCTGATTTTTCGGGTGCTTCATTTCGAAGGTTACGATGTCGCCCTCTTCCAAATCTATCTCCCCTCGTCCTGCTACAAGGTGTATGAATCTGCCGTTTACCTTATCCGATTCGTAATCGGTCACATATTTTCCAGAAGTTTCATCCTGCTGCAACCCTGCAATATATGGAGTTTCCGTCCAAGTTCCGTCACCGTTATTGTGCTTAACCTTCATTTCGATGTAATTCGGTGGATATGAGTAGAAAGCCTGCGACTCAGTGCTCCCCTCGCCAAAACTCCATGATTTGTGTCCGCTGGGAGTAACCTTCGATGCGTCCCACGACCAGTTCATCTGAACATCAAAAATCATCTTGCAGGCAATCTTAACATTCAGCTGGCTGTATCTGTGCCCAATCTCCAGCCCATCGAATACCTCCGATAGGCTCGTTGGTTGGAAGTCGAGAATACCTAGGCTCTCTGTTTGGAAAAAAGTGCCCTCTAAGCTACCTACAACCGTCTGCGCATCTGCCTTCCTTGTAATCAGGGGAACAGCGAGCCCATTGATAGTTTCTTTCGCTCGATTGCTCCAGCCGAATGCAACACCAGTCTGTACCGTGATGAGGTCTAGAATATACTGTGCCGTAACGCTTGGCTGGATTGTTCCTTCACTCTTGAAAGTACCACCACCGCTATTGCCAAAAGAGCCGCCAAACGTGCCACGGCTCGCTTTCGCATTGTTCTCCGTCTCGCTAATACTCTTAACAAGAATGGTCGTACCAGTGCTGTATTCCTTAATAGCGTTGACGATAAGCCATTGCGCAGTGGCTGGTGCTTGCAGTTCTACATCTATAGGCATACTCTCGCTCGTATATTTAACGCTGTACGCTCCGAGTGAATGCACTTGGGATAACTTGCCGTCCGAGAGATAATAAGCCACCACACCCTTCGTGCTTAACACCATATTTATCATATCATCTACGGAAGGCTTAATGTATATCAGAATGCCGGAAGGTTTACTCTTTACCACGCTGAACTCTGTTTCTCCGGCTGCAACATCATACGTTCCCCATGGTGTTGTCTCTCCGGTCTCCTTGTTCAGTGTTCCGTATTCGACAGAGCCAGCCTTCTTTGCCCGAACCCTGATGGATATTGTCTCCATGGCAACGCTCGTTTCGAGATTGGCGATGCAATCTCCTGCACTCACGAACGTTCCGAGTATAGGGTCTGGAGCCGGAAGTATAGGATAGGTCTCTTTTTCTGTCTTTCCGGCATCATCGGCAAGGCTAAGGACGTTCTTGTTGGTGTCGAGTATTGCCCATGTTCTGAATTGTCCCTTGCCTAAAACCTTGCTGATGGTGGCTCTCATTCCAGCCTCGAAAGGTATGATTGCACACCGGTATGTCTCATCGGTCAAAACCTCGCACGATACATACTTTCCGATTTCTGTTCCAGTTCTTATCTTACCGTCAACGAGTGAATATGTCGTGTCGCTGTTCCCTCCAACGTTGCTGTCATAGCCCTGCCACTCCTCGCTTGATGTCTTGAACACTGCCGTTTCGTATCTCCCATAGAATACTCCCTCCGATATCGCCTTCTCGTAGGTGTCAGAGGTGTTGTTTTTGGCGAACCGCAGATACTTCGTGCAATTCAACTCGTTCAGCTTCAGATCGGACGATTGCAGCGTTGCCAATGCCTGGAACAATCCCCAATAAATCGAAATTTCGATGGTTTCCTTGACGCTCAGGACGCTTGCCCTTCCGTTGCGGATAATCTCCAGTCCGTTACGGAAATAACGTGCTGTGTGGAAAATATAGGGGTACTTGCTGCTTGTACTCGGTTTCCCTGCGAACTCCAGCACCGCCATATTGTGCGCTGTCTTGGGCAGGTTGATGGTGTATGTCGTGTTGGCGGTCATTTTCGTGATGTCACGGAAAAGGTTGCTCTTGATGTCGAGCGTGATTGCCGTTTCCTCGCTCATATCCATCAAGATGCCATCGATGTAAAGTTGATGGTCTGTCATAGCTGCTGAATCTGTGTATTGTTAATAACTAGGTTGCAGACGAAATCCTGCAACTCTGCCGTTGTCTTGGTGTACGTTCCTGCCTTGATTGTCACACTCTTCCACTTGTTACTGCCGAGGTACATGTCAACGACTGGACTGCTGGCTAGGTCTTGCAGTAAATCGAACGTCTCGCTGTCCACCAATGGTGCGCAAAGAGGTATGGTGTCCTCTCTGCCGTAGCCCTGCCTTCTGCCGTTCGCTCCGAGGTAGCCGAATATTGTATCGTCATACCCTCCGAGGTTGTTGCGCACGAAGCTGGTGTCGCTGCTTACCGCTCTGCTCTCAGCACCTTGCGTGAAGAGCCAATAGCGATAAAAGCCGTGGCGGTCAACCCACCGCAGATAAATGCCCTTCTCTGTGTCGTTCCTTTCTATCCTTACAAGGAGAGACTGCTTTCCACCGCTCGCCATCGCAAAGGTTAGGTCGAAAACGTCCGTGAACGTTCCCTGCTCTATCTTGCCATCGTAGTCGTAGATATTCCAGTAACTAGCCTTGCTTGGCAGAACGCTGGCGTTAATGTCCACGATACCATCGATGCTAGGCTTAACTAACTTGTTTGGTGCTCCCTCGTAGCCGACAAGAATCTGGGAAGCCTCATTTATATAAAGACCAAAGGAGAATGGGAAATTCGTGAACCATGTCAGTTTCTTGCATCCGTTCCACGTCTCGCCTGCCTTCATCGCTCCCCAAACGTAGAATGTTGTATAACTGAATGTCGCAAGGTCGCTCCCCTCGCTGTTCTTGACCTTCACGGAAACATCGAATACTGCCCCGAGGTTGCTCTTCTGGCTCTCCCTGCTGTAGTCGAGGTTTCCGAAGCTGATGCCATCGAAGAGTGCCTGCACATATTCCCGATAGTCCATGATGCAATTATCTGCAAACGCTTCCACGCTGTACGTGTACGCCTTGGTCTCCCTGCTGATGGTTGCCTCGATGCTCGCAACACCCGAGCCGCTCGCCTTGATGATGCAGGGAAGGAATGCGAAGCCTACAGCGTCCGGGTATTGAATCGTGATATTGTTTTTCGTTGTCTGTCTCATACCGTCTCATTGTTTAGTTTGATACTTCCCACCGACTGGTGGATTAAGAAAATAAGCCTCTGCCCGAGCCTTTTCATCGTATCGGGCACAACGTTGCTGTACACGTCAGCCCTGCCGCCAGTCCGGTGCAGCTTAGAACCCTTGCTGGCGATGGTGTGTGCGATGGCTCCTGCCATGCTCATATCTCCACGCTCTTGCGGTGTGTACTTGTGCGGTCGCTGGGTCTTGTAGGGGATAGGCGTGCCATGCAGTCCCTTGTCCTTCATCCACTGCCGGATGATGCCACGGAAGCCGTATGGTATCTTTCCTGCCCTTCGTCCGGTCTCCAGCACTCCAAATGGCTTGTGTCCCCAGAGAATGGTTTCGTCCTCGCTTGGCTGCTCCACCTTTAGGCTCGCAATCGTTCGCCCCGATGCGTTCTGCCCATTGATCCTGATGTGGTTGATGATAAGCTGCCGTGCTCTCTCCACTTCCTCCCTCATTATCAGTGATGCCGCCTTGGGGTCAAATCGAATACCTCCCTTGCTCATACCTCACACCCTCCTATGCTCTGTGTCAGCTGAAGGGAGTACATTACGCCCGACACGATCGTGCTCAAACGCTCGATGATGGTCTCGTAGTATTGCTGCCCTTCCAGCGTTTCGAACTGGTGCGACTGGTTGATGGCTCGTATCATCCTTGCCCCTGCCACCTTCATTCGGTCGATGCACTCTCCGTTGTCTTCTCCTTCCGCTCCCCTCGGTACGATGTCAAGATAAGCCAGGGCAACGTTCACGGTGTCGTAAACCCTGCCGTTGCGTATCTCTGTCATGCCACTGGCTGGGATGATGCACACGATGGCTGGGTAGCTCAGTTTCTCCAGCTTGGTGTCTGCTGTGTCCCAATCCTCGAAAAGGTAGGTGTAGTCTGGTAGCGTGTCTGCTGCCAGCTGCTTCAATGTCTCTCTGATTGTTGCCATAATTATCTGGATTTACGTTTCATTTCTTCCGCTTGCAACTTCTGCAGGTTTCGCTCGTACTCGCTTCTCTTGTTGTCCATCTCCATGCACTTGTAGATGCGAAGCCATGGTGTCTTCAACACTTGGTCGTGGTCGCTGATGCCCATCCTTACCGCATACCAGTCCAGCATGCCGAACAGTCCGAACCGCAGGGTATCGATGCCTGCCTCCTTCTCCAGTCTCGTTGGCTTCGCTGTGTCTGTGCTCTCGAAGAGCTTGTTGATGCGCTCCACCTCTGATGTTACCCATCCGATGAGCATAACGACATCAACCGCCCTTGCCTGCTCCACTTCCTTGTGGCTCAGACCGAGGACGGTTGTCACTATCTGATACAGACTTTCCTCGCTGTCTGATAGCTGGGAAAGGTCTATCAGCTGCCCGATGGATAGCTGGTTGAGATTGTCGGGCACTTGTTTCCCTCCGACAAACGCTGGTCGTGGCTGCTTGCCGATTTTGTAGCTGGTGTGCCTTGCCACTGCCAGCCAATACTTGAATGTCGTGTTCTTATCCATACGCTTTATATTTTTTTGTCGTTATCTTTGCCTTAATACGTGCGCCCTAGCCGTTCCGTGGCTCGCTACGGATAGCTTCTTCAAGGCTACGTATCGTATTGCGTCTATGCCGTGGTTAAATGCGTCTATAGGCTGGTTCGTGGTCTCTCCATCCCTTGACTTCTTCCACTTGTATTGCTGCATGTTCCCGATGATGCCGTGGCTGCGTCTTGTTATGTTGATGCGGAAACGCTTCAAGATGTCGATGCCGTTGTTGATACTGTCCTTGCCCTTGGTGCTTGGTATTATCCACAGCCCTTGGTTGTGGATCTCCTGAATGCTCTTTGGCTCTGCCGAGTCCGCAATGATAAGGTCTCGTTTTGTCAGTCCGTTTTCCTTGCATCGGTCTGCGATGTCGTCATTCGTCATTCCGGGCTGGTAGATTTCCTCATCCACCCATAACTCTCCGTGCGCCAATATAAGGTGCTCGAGTGCTGTCGGGTCGTTGGTGAATCCGAAGTCCAACCCCCAGCAATCCATCTTCCACTCCTCCCTTGGTGGCAGCTTGTCAACGATGCCCCAGTTGGTGAAGATAAGCCCGGTAATCTTTCCGGTCAATCCTCTAGCGTACACTCGCCACAATTCGGGGTCGTCAATCTCTTCAATCTTTTTGTGCTCGCTCTCTGTAAGGAATTTGTTGTTGCGGTGGTCGCTCAGGATCAAGCGGCAGTCATCCCTGCCGATGATGTTGTTGTGTACCCAGAACCTTGCGCTTGGGTTGTAGTCGATGAACACCTGCTTTCGGGTTCGGATGGCAAGCTGCCAAAATACTTCGTATGGCACACCGTTCGCCTCGTTCACGAACAGGTAGTCACGCTTACCGTTCTTGGCATCCTGCGCATCCTGGTAACTCTTGAACTCGATGATAGAACCGTTCTTACCTTTGTAGCTGCTGTCGGTCTTGTTGTTCTTGAACCAGTCCAGCAGCTCTGCCCTTGTGTGCAGGATGGTGTCGAGGTCTCGCATGGCTCCCACCTTCAAGTTCGGGAGGTCTTGACCGCACACCGTGATAATTGCCATAGGGTGTTCAAAAGAAAGCACTATAAGACGCTGCATGATGGTGTATGTCTTCCCAGAGGACGTTCCTCCTTGGTTCACGAGAAACCTTGGCTTCACGTCCGCATTCGGATCATACAACTCACCAATAACATCAAATAGTGCCATTCTTTCAAACAATAAAAACTTAAAACAAAATTATGGTTAAATTATTCCTTGTCCAATCCCTCACGCTCGATTACTTCCTGCTCGCTGGATGCACACTGGTGTCCCGAGTTGATGTAGCGTACCTCGATGCCGCCTTGGAATCCTGCGTTCAGGTCGAGCACGACCTTATCCAGTCCGAGCAGCTTGCAGATTTGCGTCTCAGCCTTTAAAATGATGTCAAGGTAGCGTGGGTCTCCGAGTCCTCGCTTCTCAGCATCGTACATTATCGCCTTGACGGTCTCCATCGTTACCTGCCCAGTTGAAGGATTCTCGTTTGGCAGTCCGACTTGCGTCTGTGTCTTGCCGTGGTAGTCTTCCTTGGATTTCTCCCAGGCTTCCCAGGCTTCACGTATTACCAGCTTCAACCTTGCCACCTCGCTGGTTATCTTTTCGTCCGTGTCGGTCAGTCTCTCTTCCCTCCACTCCTTCAATAACCGCTGAATGTCGCAGTGCGCTTGATTGTATTTCGGTCTGTCGAGACGTTTGCGAACCTCTGCCGTGATTTCTCGCTCTGTCCACCCTCTGCGGTATAAGGGTGCGATAATCTGCAAGCGGTTCTCGATGTCGATTTTCTGCGCTCGATGTTTATTGTTGTTACCTTGTGGCATATTTTGATTCCTTGAAATTTATTTGATTTTTTATAAAAATTCATCTTGAAAAACTTGCATATTTCAAATAAATTTCGTATCTTTGCAAACGTAATAAGGGAAGAGTCCTTATTTACTGAAACCCTCCGAGGATGAGGGAAAAGTAAAATGAAATCCCAAAGCCTTATGAGAACTTACATTTCGATTAGGATTTGGAAAATCAAAATAACCTTCACGATTGAGCTCTGAGGGTTTTGATTATTCCAAGGGGTGGTGCTCGAACCACCACCCCACTTTGGGATTTCGTTTGCAAATTTACGAATTATTTTTCATATCACCAAATTTTTAACATTATGAGTACTACGAATGAAACTACCTCCAAATCTTGGGGAGGTGCTCGCAAGGGTGCAGGGCGAATGAAGAAATACGCTGCAACATTCTATTTCGGTGCTACCGAGGACGTGGCTAACATCTTGGCAGGGGTCGATAAGAAAGACCGCAGCGACTTCATCAACCAGTGTATTCTCAAAGCGATGGGCAGGGGTTAATCTCCTGCCTTTTTCGTTTCCGCTCCCTTGGAGGTTATTTTCTGCGAATTTTGCGTGTGTGCCGCTCTCTCCGCAAACTGGTGTAGTTTATCAACCTTGAAGAGAAGAGCCGACACATCGCAACTATTCGCCATGCTTCTTAAACTCGTCTATCTTGACCGCTTTCTCGCCAGTCAGCTTTTCCCATCTGGCAATGATAACATCGCAATAATGTGGGTCGAGCTCCATCAAGAACGCATTGCGGTTTAACTGCTCGGCTGCGATAAGCGTTGTGCCACTACCACCGAACCCGTCATATACATTCCAACCTTCCTTTGTGCTATTGCCCATCAAATAAGCAAAAAGCGGCACTGGCTTCATCGTAGGGTGTTCCCTTGATACTTTAGGTCGAGCCATATCAATAACAGTTGTCTGCGCTCTGTCGTTGAACCAATTGTGCGCACCTCCATTTTTCCACCCATAAAGACACGGCTCATGCTTCCACTGGTAGTCCTGCCGCCCGAGACAAAGCGAATCCTTGTTCCATATCAATGTCTCACGTAGCTCCAAATCTTTCGTGCTCATCAAAGCCTCTCTGAACCACATCGAATAACTGTCGCTGTGGAAAATATAGAAAGCAGCACCCTTCTCCATGGTTTCTTCTGCTGCCAAAAATGCAGCCGATAAGAAATCCCGGAACTTGTCATTGTTCATTTTGTCGTTCTTGACCGTCAGCCCATCCGTTCTATGCTTTCTCTTGCTCATCATAGCAGAACCTTCGTAGCCATATCCAACATTGTATGGAGGGTCTGTAAGATACAGATTAACCACTTGCCCACCCATAAGGAACTTCACTTGCTCTGCATCCGTGGAGTCACCACACATAAGGCGATGCTTTCCGAGTTGCCACAGTTCGCATTCCTTGCACCGCTGTGGTATTTTCTCTGTATCCTCATCGAACTCATCGTCCTTTGCCTCCTTCTGATCCTCGTCTGTCTGCTCTCCATTTTTCAATGAATCAGCACTCATCCACCCTTGCAGCTGCCAGTCTTGAATACCCCAATCCTTCAAGAGGTCGGTATTCCACTGGTTGTTCAACGCATCGGTGTCCCAGTCTCCAAAGCCCACGTTGTCCTTGATGATGAACTCACGCTTTTGCGCCTCGGTCAAATCGTCAGCTTTCACGATGGTTGCGGTCGGCTTCTCCTGCCATAGCCTCCAGTAGATGATGGCAAGGTTGCGCTCGGCTTCGGTTAGATGTGTGTCCTCCTCCAGCTTTGCCAAGATTCCGTCATCCTGCATGGTCGTAATATGGCGAAGTGCCTTTAGTCTCATGTTGCCGCCCAAGACCTTGAAGGTCTCGTCAACGACAATCGGGCGAAGTGTCAGCATACGTGGAAATACAAGAATGCTCTTGACCAGTTTCTGAAACTTCTCCGTGGTGATGGTTCTCGGGTTCTCCTCGTTCTCGGTAATGCGAGAGAGTGCAATTTCTTCTGTTTTCATATTTTTTCTTGTTTTAAGTTCAAAAATTCCTGTTTATTTAGTAAACATTTGCGCAAAGATACGACTTTTTCGCTTTGGTTGTTCGTTCTTCGTGCGATTTTAACTTTTCGCAACTATTCGTTTTTTCTCAGTAACTACTCAGCACCCCATGGCATGAGTAGTTACCCTACTGTTGCACAACAGCAAGTATAGCATTGAATTTAGAGTTTCCATTCTTCATGGCAGTTTCCGCAATGGAATGTAGCT